ACCCGGATCGCGACCGGTGATCGCGCCGCCCAGGGCGCCTAAACCCGCACCCGTGATCCCGGAACCAGCCGCCGCGCCTAGGCTGCTCAACAGCCCCGTGCCGCCGGTGCCGAGCCCGAGGGCGCCGGCGGCGCTCGTCCCGAGGCCGGCCCCGGCCGTGCCGAGGGCGCCTAAGCCCGAACCGATGGCACTGCCGGCGGTGCCGAGAGCACTGCCAATCGTGCCGAGGGTGCCCAGCGTGCCCGCCGTCCCGGCGAGAGCCGTACCAGCCGCCGCCGCCGTCCCAGCCCCGGCGGCAGTTGCCGCACCAATCCCGAGTGAAGCGGCAATTGCGGCAAAGGACATCTCAGTAGTCTCCTGTCTCTAAACGCTCTAGTATTTCGGGTGTCTCCGGGGCAATGGCCGCGTACTCCTCCATCGTCTTACACACACACTCGGCCTCAATCTTCTCGATGTCGGTCTCGCCCGCGGCATCGAGCTTATGAACCGTCACGAATACGGTGTCCGTGATCGCGAAACCTGCCCGCTTGATGCCCGGCTCGGAGACGAAGATGCACGGGGCGCGCAAGCACTTCGGCGGAGCATCGCCGTCGTAAACGTCAATCAGCCCCTGGATGACCATGGCGATATGTTTGCGCTTGTGGATGTGGCCGGTAAGAACCACGCCGGCAGGTATCTCAAGCGCCCGCACGTACAGCCCCCCCGCCAGGTAATGTTTCACCTGGAGCTGAACGAGATGCTCGCTCAAATCACGTTTAATTGCCCGTTCCAAGGCAAACACCCGCCCCTGCGGTACCTGCTTCTGATCGATACTGGTTAAGGCCATCACCCGCCGCCCCCGCCTTGCGCGTACTGGTTATACAGCGCCCCTGCGCCCAGACCCCCCGCAAGCACCCCGCTCCACGGGTTGTACTGCCCTCCGGTGTAGGGTGCGGTTTGGGTGCTGGTGCCCGCATGTCCCATGGCCTGGCCGATGGTGGAGCCCAGGATATCGAGTTGCTGCAGCGGCCATTGCTGTTGCTGCAGCCAGTCGGCGTAATTGATATCGAGCCCGTGCTGGCCAAGCGCCTGCTGTTGGGCGCCAATATCAAAGAGTTGCTGAGACGGGGCGAGCTGCTGCTGGTTGAAGGTCGGGAGCCCGGCCGCCGCGGTCAACTGCCGTTGGCGCTCCTGCTGGTAATTGCCGCCATAGATGTCGGTTGCCAGATCGCTCAAGTTGCGCCCGAGGCCGTACTGGTTCATCGCCGTTTGCTGGTTGTAGGCACTCCCCCCCAGCGCCCCAGCGCGCGCCGCCGCCGCGTCGGTTTGCGCCGCCGTGCCGGTCGAGTAGGCGTCGGTCAAGCCGCGGGCCGCCTGGTTGTAAGTCGATTGAAGGTAGGGATTGCTGGCCGGATCGAGATAATCCCCGCGGGCGGCGCCAAGCAACGCCTCGCGCCCCACGGCGGCATCCGCGCGCCCCTGGTTGCCGAGGTTATAGATGTCCGTGCCGGCGCGGTTTTGGTTGATCGAAAATCCGGTGGTGCGCGCTCCGGGGTAGGGCGCGTACGGGGTGTTGCTCGCCGCGACGCCACGATTCAGGAGTTGCGTTGCGTAGGGCTTGAACTCCGGCGGAATATCCGTAGTTGTAGTACTGGTGGTGTTGGCTGGGACGTCACTACCGCCCATCTTAGCACTCCCCTCTCACAGCTCGCATTCGTAAATTGTCCTGCGCTTGCGGAATCCGTAGCGTGGCGCGACCTTTTCCCAACCGCGGCGATTGGAGGCGAACGCCATGCGGCTACACCCCGCGCTCAAGGCGATGCGCTTCAATTCCGCCCAGTAGGTCGGGCAGATATCAGGCAGCCCCGGCTCCGCCCACGCCGCCCACCAGTAGAGGACATCTCCCGCCCAGCCGGCTTGCCGCATTGCGAGGACGAAGCCCTCGAGCGCCTCGCCCCGTGCCGCCAGGAACACCGTCATCTGCCCGCCGCGCAGCATAGCGTATACGTCTTCCGGTAACCATGTATCGGCCTGCTGGGTGACGAGGATATCGAGGCCCCGGCGAACGAAGTCCCAGCAGCCGTGCAAGTCGGACGGGGCCACCGGCGTGAGCCGAGGCGGCGCCCGCGTGATAGCCGCGACGCTCGCCCATTCACATTCCCCGGAGGTTTGGAAAATGGTGCGGCTCATTTCTTTTTCTCGATGGCTTTGAGCATTTTTCGATACTCCATGATTGGCCCGATCTCGACACCCAACCGAATAGCTTTCGCCGCAAGCGCTGCAATTTCCTTTGGCGTCGGTTTATTCGGGAACTTCACGGCGTTCACTTGCGGCTCACCCGTGAGACGCTAACGCGGTTGTGGCTCATGCGATGCCGATAGCGCCCCAACCGCGCCAGCTCCCCGGCGTTCCAGCCGTTACACAAACCCACCCAATCCACTCCCCTTGGGCTGGGGCGCTGTTGTAGACGATGTCACCCCGCGCCCACGATCCGGTGGTGGGGGCGGCCGTCATCGCGTTATAGCGCTGCGCTAATCGCCCCTCGGCGAGCCCGTTTACCTGATTGGCGGCCGTGCGGTGGAAAGTCGAGAGCGGCTCGATGAGGGCTGCCAGACCTTCGATGCTGGTCGGCCGCGCGAGGTGCGGCGGGGTGAGTTTCATCGCATCAAATGCGGGACGCCGCCCATGCCGAGCACCAGGCGCAGCACGAGCAGCAGCACGATCAAGAGAAATATCACCCAGAGGATCCGCGTCACCTGTCCGGGTATCTTGCCTCCCGTGACTTCCTGCAACACCCAGATGACGAGCCAGACCACGAGCCCGATGACACACACGTAAATCAAAAGCTGAATTATCGCTTCAATCATTTCACTCTCTCCCCGCCCCAGCCATATCCGCGTCAATCCCGGTGATCTCCATCGCCCCGGTCCCCGAGAGCCGCGCCCGGTGCCAGCGGGCCGCGCGTATCACGTCGAAGCGCGAGCGCTTCATGCTGACGGCGGGCAGCGCGATCAGCGTGTCTCCGAGCGCCATACGGTAGCTCGGCGTCAACTGCGCGCTCGAGGGCTTCGTCACGAACCGCGGCCGCACCCGCGACAGCCTGGATATCTGCTGGTCATCGCCGTAATCCCCGCTGGTCAAGCTCCAATTCCCCGGTGTGCCGTTCAACCCGTAGAGCACGTGGGCGGTATCGAATACCGAAGGCACGAGACTCCCCGCCGTCCAAAACGGGCTGTCATAGGTAATCGTCGTCGGCAGATCGTCGTAGGTCGTGTACAGGCTCCCCAGTCCATGGTAAGTGACCCCGCCCGAGACGAACTCCGCAGCCGCTTCGATGGCGCGATCGTCCCTGCCCCATTGATCCTTGCGGTAATTATAGACTAGGCATTCCGCGGGGATACCTGGTGATCCTGCCGTCGGATAGTAGAAATAAATCAGCCCCTTGTCCCACACGTGCACGGCCTTGCTCAGGTGGATGTAGGGCTGATCGACGCGCGCGAGCCACCACGTCTTTACTTGGGTGCCTATCTCTTTGACATTCGCCCCGTCGAACAGGAAGAAGCCGACCGGGCTCATAAAGACATGTGCTGTCCCAAGGGACACCACACACTCTTGGTTCACCGCGCCGATATCGCCCGGCAGATCGTTCCAGCTCCATACGTAAGGCGGGCCGGTGTAAGTGCCGAGCACGATGCCGCGGCCCTTGTAGGCGACGATGGTATGCCCGAGCCGGCGCCCCGCCCGGATGGGTCCGGGGATGCTGGTCAACCGCCCAGTCGCGCACTGCGTGGCGATGCTCGGGGTCCAGTTGGTGTAATCACTGATTGCGGAACACCACCACCGATCCGGGCTGTCGCCGTAGGTCGCCTCGTTGGTCGCGAAGGCCATGACGAACTGATCGACGGTCTCGATGATGCGTGCGGCCGGCGCCCCGGCGATATCGGCGAACACCCCGCTCGCCACGCTGAATTGGATCAGGTTCGTGGTGTTGGCGGCGAGCGAGACATTCCCGAACTGCGCGAAGCGCCAAAGGCTCTCGACCCCGCCGGTGTAATCCGAGGCTGCGCGGGTGACCTCCGACCACGAGCCGCCCGATCCCTCGTAGAGCTTGATCTGCGTGCCAGCGAAAAAGCGCGTGGTGTTGTTGAGCAGCCGGCACGCCGCGGCGCCCAGGCATTTTGCAGCGAGCGCCGCATAGCCTTGTGTCAGGAGACCGGGAGCGGCTTCGAGACCGCGGGTGGAGGGGATGACGGCCGAGCAGTCGGTCAGTAACCCTGGGGTTGCCGGGTCTTGGTCCGGGGCGAAGCCGCTTAATGGGACGAACGCCATTTTATTGCTTCTGTTCCTGCAGGTGCTTGAAGAACTCGTCCAGGCCGATAGCCCCCGCGCCTACGCCGGCTAATAGGTCCGGTAGATGGGCCTTGGCTGGATCGAATGCGGCGAAGCGCGAGCGCAGTCGTTCGGGGTGCAGGAACATGTAGCTATGCTCGCCCTGGCCTTCGATGGCGTTCGGGTATTCGATATGGGAATACCCGCGGTTTTCTATTATGTCCTTTAGTCCTTTCTGCCATGCCGGCTTAACGGCGTCCCAATCCGCAGTGCGCAGCGATCGGCCAAGGTCAAGGATCTCTTGCAACGCCTGCGGATCGTTGGTCGGCAGATTCTCTTTCAGTCTCGATGGCGCGTAGTCTCGCCCGAGCTTGACAAGCGCATTGTTCGGCTGATCCCAGCGCCCGAAGTCCGGCACGACGAGCGGGTTATCCCCGCGCGCAAGGAGCGGTAGGACGCGCTGGCCTTGATATGAGCGTTCTATCTCGGCTAGCTGTTCGCGTTGCATCTCTGGGGATAAATCAGCGCGCATGGCTGTTTCACGCCGGTTTCGCTCAACGAACGACGGGATGATGGCCTCCTGCGCGGCTTCCGGGGATCCTGCATGGATCCCGTAGTCGATACCACGTCTGGAACCCTCTGCTGGGCTTAAATCAAAGCCTTCAAAATCTGCTTTGGTTGAATGATAAACCGGCCTATCGACGTTGAACCCGAGTGCCCGAGCCCGGTCCATCGCCGTGTTGTTCTCGGGCAGCCCGAGCATGGTAACGGCGTTCTGTCTGGCGAGTTCGTGCGTGGCGGCGCCCGGCGGGGCCTCCGGTGTGCCATGGTAGCCGATGGCTCGCAGCACCGATTCCGCCGCCGGGCCGCGCAGTAGATCGCGGGCCGTGCCAATGCCGCCGACCGGGAGCATCGCGCCCACGGTATTCGCGATCTGATCGACCTGTGACTGCGCCGGGTGTGGCACCAGTGAGTTAATCAGGCTCGCTAGGCTGCTTGCGTCATGCGGGATTTCGTTCCCGTAGTCGTCGGTTGCTACCGGGCCGGTGAGCCATGGAACAGGATTCACGCGGTTGAGCAAGCCCGCCGCCGAGCGCGGATCGCCGTAGTCCCCGAGGATCCCACCCCACTGGCGCAATAGCCCCGCTTCCACTCACGCCCCCCTCTGGCCGAAGGCGTCAGCCATGCGCGCGCAGCCTCCCGCTGCTCGCCCGCAAGGTCGCTTCGCGCCGCAAGCCCGCGAGCGCCATCATTTCGCGCATCTGGCTTGCCTGAGCGGCATCGTTGTCGTGGATCACCTGGCTCTGCAGCCACCACATCGCGCGCGCCTCGATCAGCTCCTCGGCGTCCGTGGTCCAGGCGTTGGAGTCGTTATCGGTGGCGAGTGCCGCGGGGCGCTGCACGTAATCGAGGGTGAGCGTGTAGGTCGCATCCGGGATCGGGTATAGATAGAACGCCCCGGCATAGATAGCGTAGATGCTGGGCGCTCCAGTATTGGAGGAGGAGAAATACAAGGCCTCCAGTTCGCCAATTCCGCCAGGTTCGGCAAGCACTTCGTAGGTGGAGTTGTTCACCGTTACCAGGAGTTTGTCGGTGCGCACGAAATCGCTGGGCAAGGGAACGGTCCGCGTAGCCACCGTGGTCGTGAGCGCGGTGCTCCGCGCCTCGTTGAACGTGAACACCTCACGTTCGTAGTGCTGGATAGCGCGGGCGATGGCAATCGCGATTTCGGCCGTCAGATCATCGCGACGCAGGAGGGTTGCGATGTTTGTTTTTAGCGTGCCGAGGGTGCTCATGTTTCAATCCGCGCCCGCTTAAATGAGCGGGCGATACACAGTTAAACCAGCCATTTTTGGCCGGCGAGCCAGAGACCGATCACGATGCCGAGACCAACGAGACTCACGCCGGAAAGTACTGCGACCGCCCAAGGGTTCACACCCGCCCCTTATGCCGAGCGTGTATCCACACGCCCAGACGCACTAGGGAATCGGCGAGGAGAAACCTAAACCGATGCTTGGCGGTAAGCCATTGGATGCGGGTAGGCATGCACCGCAGACACACCCCCGCCTGCTCCTTCCACTCGTGCCGGCTCATCGCCACGTTGCACTTACCGCAGTTCTTCGGTTTCGCTATATCCACAACGATGCTCATCCCCGGCACCTTTGGCTATGCCCATACACGCCGCGCCCGATGGTGCGCCCGCACTTCGGGCACACGCCCTTTTCCCCCGCTCCGGTAATGGCTTGGAAGTTCGCCTCTCGGCGCCCGGCGTCGCGGTCAACTGGATCTGTGCGGGTAGCGGCTTCGGCCTCGGTACGCGCGCGGATGATTTGACGGCGTCTCATAAAATCGCTTGCCGACAATGGGTGTCTACCTGAATATGGCGTTTCAATGCTTATACCCCCAAGTAACGGTAGCGGTAATGGCGAAGGCCGAGAGCCAGTAGCAGGTATCGGCATATCTGCCGTGCCATGCCCACCATGCCGAGTTCAGCAAATACAGGCACATAATGATAACGTTGAAAACTCTCGGATCGAAAAACCATAGCGTCATGCGGTCATCGTGTCGCGCGCCCGCGCCTCGATCTCCGCAAGCCGCTTCTCCCCGATGCGAAACCGCGGCAGCACCGTACCGTCATCGAAGTGCACAGCGTGCACGGAATTTCCCATTAATTCCTTCCACGGCCTTGTGCTGGTCATGTGCATTGCCTCCTTACGCCATTCCTTCGAGTAGGCGCAGCTCTCGGTTTCCGGGAACGCAGGGATCCCCTGGGTGAAGTGCACCAGCTTGGCGTCGGGGCGGGGATCATCGTAGCCGACAAGGTGATTCCATTCGCTGGGGAGTTCGCCTATTTGCCAGTCGTGTAGGAATTTGAAAGTGTGCAATAAATTCGATTCCGCGACGAACTCCGGGGTAAGCAGGCCGCGGCAGTCGTAACAGTTGAACAGGATAAGCGAAGCCCACTCGAAGCGCTGTGAGTTTTTAACGACCATGACCGTATGACGATCCCGGATCAAATTGAACAGCTCCGCGATATCCCCCAGGCACAGCATGTCGGCGTCGAGGAACAGCGCCCAGCCCTCGTATTCGCACAGCCATGGGACGAGGAAACGGGAGTAGGTGAATGGAGTCAACCCCTCTCGCTTGATGGGCATGTTCTCGAGACGCAGCGGAGTAATCGCCAAGGGCTCTGAGCTGCGCGCATAGAGCGAGTGCGCGAGAACCTGCGTACTCACCGTCTGGCGAGGGTCGTGGCCTAGGAATATACGCAGCAATTCACTCACCCATTGACCGCGTGCAAAACACCGTCAGCCGCGTCCCCGAATCCACCATCTCGCGGACGAACCAGCGCTCCCAGAAATGCGGCATCCACCAGGAAGCCGGGCGCACGATAAGGTGGGCGTTACGCCCGTCGGCTAGGGTCTTCTGCGCCTGGCTCGTGGCCAATTTAATAAACACCGCTTTCTGCGCCAGGCGTCGGATATCGTCGAGTACGCCCACCAAGTGCTCGGGCTCGACGTGCTCGAGCATGTCGGTGCAGACCACCAGATCGGCGTGAAAACAGGGCATGACGCTGAAGCGCTCGACCGCCGGATCGTAGCAGCCTATCAGCACGCCCCGTTTCCGCAACGCGTCAGCCAGTTGCCCTTGCCCGCATCCGTAATCAAGGATAGTTCGGCATTGCCACGTACGGGCAAGCTCAATTACCCGCTCGGCGAACCGCCCCGCATTGGTCCCAAACGCCACGCCCCTAGCGTGCAGCTCACGCAGTTGCGCTAGGTACTCGGGCGAGACGAGGTCCAGGGCTTCCTTCGGCATCGAGATGCGCTTATGTTCTTTGGTTGTCTAGTGAAAGTTGGCGCACTCGCTCGCCTTCAACGGGTGCCTTATCAGCAATGGCGGAAATGGCCCGGTGGACGCGAGCGATGACCGGGCCCCAATTCTCGGCCGCTGCACGTCGAAACAGCCGCACCGAGGTATAGAAGGGCAGCGTATCACCGTCGCGTCCGAACTGGTAAGTGGGCTGGGGCGGGATGAGCGCCAGGCACCGGGTGCCCACGCCGCCGGCGACGTGCACCGCCGTCTGCATGACTGTCACTACCACGTCAAGGGCGGCCATGAGAGCGGCTTGGTCGGCCAGGTTCCCGCCGACCGAGCCGTCATCGAGTTTGACGAGCCCGCACTGTTTGCGCACCGCATCGAGCACCGGTACGGTATCGTCGTATTGCACGCTGACGCAGGTGTACTCCTTCATGATCCCCGCGAATTCCTCGAGCGGAATAGTACGCTCTTCGACCCGCGTTTGCTTCAAGCCCCCGAACCAGGCGATACCCACCCAGGGACGGGGGCCCACCTGCTGCAGCCGGTGCCTGTAATACGCCACACGGGCCGGATCGGGCTTCAGATAGGGTTGCCCATTCGGGGGGGTGTTGCGCCAGTACAAGCGGGCTAGAGAGCCGATGGGAAGCTTGGCGTCATATGGGCCGATGGCCGCGCCCTCGTTGGGGATAACCCCAATCCTCGGGTAGGTTAGCCGGGCGAGATCGACCACCTTCGGATTTACTTCAAGTATGACCTTGCTCGCGCACTTAATCGCCTTGCCCACCAACGCCAGGAACATAACCTCATCGCCCACGCCCTGCTCACCGTGCAGGTAGAGCGAATCCACTTTCTCGCCCAGCCAATCGGGCGCTACGACGCTCTTACGGCGGTCCCAGGTATCCTGCTTCCGGCGGTTCTCGTACAAATCCCACCCCTCGGCCCACTCGCGTAGCGTCAGCTTGGCCATGGCCTTCTGCCATAGGGCTTGAATGCTCTCCGGATCCTTCGCCAGCGCCCGATCGCACCAGTGGATCGCCTGATCGGGTCGGCCAGTATCGGCGTGCAAGCCGGCCATGTTGCCGCAGACCTCGGAGGAGTCGCCCTCGATGCGCAGCGCCTCTTGCCAGGCCTGCTCGGCCTTCTCGTAGAAATTCTCTTTTCGGTAGCACACGCCCAGATTGCACCACGCCTGGCCGTTCTCCGGTTGCTCCAGAATGATATGATGCAGCAGGTTCAGCGCTAGCCCCTGTTGATCCATCCGCATGAACAGATCGGCCATGTAGAAGCGCAGGTGATTGTCCGCCCAGCCGCGGTTGAGGAGCCGGTTATAAAGAAAGGCCGCCTTGTCGAAGCGCCCGGCCTGATGGTGGGCCACGGCATCATCGAAGAACGCCTGATAGGGGTTATCGAGCGCGGCCTTTAAGCCACCTTCGGATAGCCCGTGAACCAGCCCGGTCACTGGATGGCCAACCACGTATACTGCTTATTTTGCAGAACCAGCGCGGCGGCGATGGTGAACCCCGCCGCGCTTGCCGTCACCTCCCCGCTGGTAGCGAGGGTCCTGGTCCCGGCTGCCACGGTATGCAGGGCGGAATCCGCCGCCATGCCTTCAAACCACTCCTCGCCGATCCGGTCGGTGGTGTTGTCCCAGCGCACATAGCGGGGCTGGAAACCGCAGACTATAACCGCCGCCGCCGGCGTGCCTGCGTCATCCAAAAAGCGACCAACGGCGATCTTCGCACTACCGCTCTGGTCTGATTGTGTTCTGGTAATGGTCATAGAACTAAGGGGGCCTTTCGGCCCCCTCCTCCCCTTACTCTTTTAAATTACGCTCGTCGGTCCTTGGGTTTCTATCATCCTATGGCGTTAAACGTTGCTCCCGTCCGAGAGATAAGTAACGTACCCCTGGGTCGAGAATGAAGCGGTTTGTGAGTCCCCGGTGGTGGTGTTCAGCATCAGGGTCACATACTGCACCGCCCGATCATCGGCCAGACTGATCTTGAGCGGCCGCGCTGAACGGAAGGTCACCGCCCCGGTGGAGGCCGACAGGGACCCCATCAGATTGGCGGAGGTCGAAAGCGTTCCGGTGGGCGAGTCCTGAGCGGCGAGCAGCAGCGCGAAGCTCTGCGCGGTCACCCCGGCCACCGCCCCGAAACGAATTTCCTGAGCCAGCAGCAAAGCCCCGTTCGGGATTTTGCCCAGCAGCAATACATCGCTGATGGTCCCGAACTTGACGGCCCCTGAGTTGAAATCCCACGCCAGGGCACACACCCCAGCATGCAGCTTCTTCGGGTTCGCCGCCATGTTTACGGTATAGGTCATCGTGGTAGCACTCATGTCTATACCTCCTTTAAGGCGCCGGGGCGTATCCGGCGAGAGTGATCACGCCGAAATCGCTGGAGTTGTACTGGACCTTCTTCAAACCGAAGATCATCCCGGCGGCTACGCCGAATTGGTTCTCAAAGTCGAACATTTCCTCCACCCACGTCATCTTGTCCGGCCCGCCGTCCTGGCCGTAGGCCATGCACATCGACTGCGCACCGCAGAACACCCCGCGCCGGAAATTGGCGATGGCCCCGCTTGCCGGCGCCGTGACGATGTTCGGCAGATAGCTCCATTCGTGGACGATGGTGCCACTGTATATAAATTCCAAATGTGTTCACGCCGATCCGCTACTTCGGCGCCGCCCTTTCGGACTGCTGCATGTCGCCATGCAGTTCTGACTATATCTTCACCCTCCGTTGAGGGGTCTCGCGTTTCGCGCCGCTTGGCGCTACGGCTTTCGCCTAGTCGATGAACCTTCGGGGTCTTTATGCGGGCATATTCCACCGTTTCGGAATCGTCCGCAGTTGCAGTTATAGCAAAGCACTTGAATAGTTTTGGGCCAGCCATGGGAAACAATCCATTTGTACAATTTGACGCCAGTTCCGCGCCTTCCTGCAAAGGCCAACTGTTCACGATGCTTTGCTCCATCTTCATCTACGTGGTCAAGCGTTAGAAATCTCGTATCACTCTCACCGCAACAAACGCACTTATGCCCATATCCATCAAACGCCTTAGTGTGCCAGCCCCTGTATTGGCGACGCTGGTTTTCTGTATGGCGTTCCGGGTTGGCCTTTACCCAATTGCGCATCCGCTGCGCCGCCCGCCCAGGATGCCTCAGCTTTTCGCGTAACTGCGACGCTTTGACTTTCTCCGGGTTGGCCTTGGCCCATTCCTTGTTTTTCTCCTTCAAGTACTCTTTGTTGCGTTCTTTGTAGTCCTTCCGTCGGATTGATTGACACGCCTTGCATTCTGCAAAGTACCTGTGTGTCGTCCGATTGAAATAGAACTCTGAGATTGCTTTCGTTAAACCGCATTGACTGCATGTTTTGGTATCCATACCACGACCCCGCTTGGCTGCTGATTGTCTGTTGAGTAGATAATCCTATCATAACAGGTTTCCCAGCAGTTAACGAGATTTATTTATCCGGTATTGCTATCGGAGGGACCTAATTTATATAAGCCCCGGTAATAATCGGGTTGTCCGATATCTTGCCTCCTTGCAGGATTGCCTTTTGAACATCGAAGAAATTACCTGCGGTAGAACTGTCCGCCCGCATTTGCAGGATCGCGTACGGATGCAGAAATGCCAGCCACAAGTTTTTGCCGTCTACCCGGATGGGCCGGATCCTCGGCTGCTGGGCTTTCGCAATTGCAGCGGCTTTGTCCAGATCTGAGAGCTTGATAGCATGAGTGGTAGTTGCCGAGAGACTGCCCTCGGCGGTGTGCCCGCCACCGATTATCAGCCGGGTAATGCCCGACTGCGTGGAGGGCGCGATCGCGGCGTTGTTGCCGGTGTAGCGGGTGTCTGACTGCGCGGTGTAGCCGGTTAGCTGGTTCGCCATGGAAACATCCAGGCGCTCGACCCACCAGTCCTTGGCTGCGGCGCGTATCTCCTCGCGGATGTTGAAGGGTACCCGCTGCTCAGTCATGCGGCCTCCGGTTCTGAAGGCCTCGCGCAGTTGGTTGATGAACAGCGCGTCGTTATAGGTGGTTAATGCTTCTTCGTTGCCCTCGGCGGTATCGTCTCCCTGGATCCCGCTGCCGGTGGGCAACATGCGAACCCCATAAGTGATTTTGTCGCCGGGGCCTTTACTCGTCTCGGTCTTGATCTGAAAAGCAGAGTCGCTGCCCTCGCCGGAGAACTTGCTAAAGTACGTCTCGCCGGCGACTTCGTAGGATAGCTTCTTGCTCCACAGCTTGACCGCAAGCGGGTGTCCGACCCCGAAATCAGTCGTAGCCATAACATGATTCCCCTTACGTTAGTGACATAGGTTTCCTCTCAGTCACGTCCGAGAGGCGACGCAATGCCAGGTACGTATGGCTACGATTGCCACCATCAACGCAGGTGGCCCGCGAGACCCCTGTTAACGCAAGGGGGCAGCGAAGAATTACGCGCGCGGTTGCTCCGGCTCCACGTGGAAAACCCTGGACGCTCCGTTATCGGCCAGTACCGCGACACGCAACGGGTGACAAACCCTGGCGGCGAGGTCCCTACTCAACTCCTCGAACACCTCTAGTTCCTCTCCGGCATGAAGACCGCCGAGCTTCCCGGCGATAATCGGCAGATCCCCTCCGACCGGATCCCAGCCGGGGACCACGGTGCTGCACAAATACTTCTCACGCGACAGTAATACAGGCTTTATAGCCTCGAAACAGGCGACGCAATAAATGTACTCGGTGACGAACGCACCGCGCTCCGACACCTCATTTCCTCGGCCGCATGAGTTTATCCCAATTCGCCTGAAACTCCTTCTCGTCCATCTGCGCCAACTGCTCCAGGGTCACGTTCGCGCGCGGGCTATCGCCCCGAACCCCCGCAAGTGGCGCGGTACGTTCGGCGGCGTTCATGATGGTCGCGCCATTACCAGCGCTCAAGCCGCCCGGCGTTGCCTTCACCAGCCCCCGGCGTTTAGCCAGCGCATAGATCCGCTCCGCCGGATTCACCCCGTCGGCATGCGCCTTGTAGGCGATAGCGAGTTCTTCCTGATAGGCGATGTTAGCCGCCTCGTGGGGGGCGAAGCCCGCGGCGGTGTAGTCCTCGATGCGACTTTGCACCAGCGCGCTGTAGGCGCTCGTGAAGCTCGGCTCACGGGCGGCGAAGGCGGCGGCTTCCGCCCGGTAACGGTTCAGCATCTGATCGGTTTGGCCGGCCGCACGCGCCTGGCGGTCCACTTCCTGGTTGCGTTGCAGCGCCTCGGCCAGGGCGCGCTCCGTGTGATTCAGCCGCGCCGTGATATGGCCGGCCAGGTCTTCCTCGGGGGCGGGTATTTTCGGCTCCTCGGTGGGGCGCTGGACCGTAGTCAGCATCTGCTGGAAACGGTCCTCCATGAGCCGGACACGATCCTGTAGCTCCTTGCGACGGTGACGCTCCTCGTCACGGGCCGCCTTGAGATTATCAATCTCGGTGCGCTCGACCGGGGCGGGGCCTGGAGAGCTGGCCGATTCGCTTACCTCTTTTGGTGGACTGCCGGCCTCTGGCGCGCTTGGTTCCGCTGGTGGACTTCCCGATTGCGGCGCGCTTTCAGCGAAGAACTGTTCGGCCTGTTGGTCGGTCATGTCGCTTGGGTTACTAGTTTCCATCGGCGCTCTTGGAGTGTGGGTGTCTAGCATCAATTGGCGTTATCTGACACGGCGATCTTGTTCCCCTTCGCCCGTTTCGCCGGGGAGGTTTTCGGCCGGCCCCGCCGCGCTTCGGTCGGACCGCGTTTCTTCTTTAGCTTGCTCTTGGTTTTGGTTTTCACGAGATCTTCTCCCGGCGTAGCTATGTCCATGATTTGAGCCAAATATACGGTGTTTCCGTACCAAATATTCGTGTGGTGTTTGAAGGCCTTCTCCGCTTCGCGCAAAGAGCGGAATACCAGCACATCATCAACGGCGACGAGATAAGGCTTGGTTGCGGGGGTAGGATTTGAACCTACGACCTCCGGCTTATGAGACCGGCGAAATACCACTTTTCCACCCCGCAATTCGCTCGGGCCATCATAATAATAGCAGTTCGTCTACATAGCGTTCATCAAGTTCTTCAATATAAACCTTTCGCAGGGCCTTGATAACTTCCACGTGCGCTCTCAACGCTTCGGTATCGATCCTTGCGCCATCAGTAAACGGGCGTAGCAGATCGCGCACCAGCGCCCCGTGGCTCGATCGCAGATCCGCCACCAGCGCGGTAAGCACTTCGGGGTTCCCGGCCAGCGATTCCGGGCTGTACTCATAGAACTCATAGAGCCGGCGCTTGTAGTGGCGGGATTTGCGCCCGATGAGGGCCGTCCCTGCGGCGGGACCCCAATAGTGAGCGCCGAAGTAGTGCGGTGCATAGTAGCGATGGCCTAGCACGCTAATTTCTGATGGGTGTCTTTACTGGTGTGGCGGCGCTCGTGCACTCCGGGTGTCTATCGCAGTTCGGCCATCAACTCGCATCCAGCGTCAGCGCCGTCCGATTGCCATGGGCATCGACCGTGGCGGTAACCCGGTCCTTGCTGTCGTTCACCGCCCGGTATACAGCGGCGGTCCCCTCCAGCCCGCTCGCCTTGCCGAGCAGCACTGCGGCCATGAGCGTCACCAGTTCGGCGAAGGTCTTGCCGTCCACGGTGCCTGGGATCAAGTCGGTTTTAGCCTTGATCGCAGCGACTTCGGTATCGACATATCCAGCGATAGTAGTAAGCGTCGCCTCGTTCGCTGGGGAGGCGGGGAGGTTATCGGTCTTGGCTTTGATGGCTGCGACCTCGGTGTCGATGTAGCCGGCGATGGTGGCGAGATTCGCAAGCATCGTCGTCTGGTTCGCCGACGTGCCGAGCCCGGATTGAATCTCTGTCACCGCATCGGCGGCGATTTCGGAGGCACCGATCGCGTCCGCTGCGATGCTCGCCGCGGTGATGGCATCCGTTGCGATGGCCGCGGCGTTGATCGCGCCTGCCGCAAAAGTGGCTGCATCGATAGCACCATCGGCGAGCGCCGCAGCCGTTATCGCATTCGCAGCCACCGCGCCGATAGAGCCATCTATGCGCCCCGATACCAGCGCGGCGGGTACCCGGTTCTGCAACGAACGGTTATTCAGGCTGAACGAAAACAGTGCCGCATTCACCGTACGGGTGTCGATGACTGCCGCCGACAGCACCACGATAAAATCGCTCCCCGCGCTGTAAAACGACCCGTCAGCCGCGGTATTGATGGCCGCCAGGTGTACCCCGGTCAAGCCGTCGAAGTCCTCTGTATCGGTCACCCCAGCGGTGCTCTGTACCAGCCCCCCATCCTTGTACACCGAGATGGTGCCGTTGGTCGCTCGGGTGATGCTCGAGCCGTTCGCGTCCGAGCTGTTCCACATATCCCGCACTGTCGTACCGGTGGCGAAGTCGCCCAAGTATCCGCTCACGTCAGTTCACCAGCCCGTGTAGCTTTGGCTTCGAGCGCTGCACGGCGTTGGCGTTCGCGCCGATACTGTCGAACATTACGCTAAGCAGCCGTTGAGTCGCACCACCGTAGAGCACATAAGCTGAGCCCCGCCCCTCGCCCCCGGCGCTCGGTGTTGGCCAACTATCGTAGCTAGGCTTGTCGTCGATGGCATCCAGCGCATTCGACCGGAACCCGGAGAGAAGCGCTGCCTTCAGCTCCATGGCGATGGCGAGCCAGCTTGAGGAGGTTGCCCAGGTCGCGCTCGCCGTGGGGTCCACCCCATCGACCCATTGCCCCTCGAGGGCGGCGAGCGTGGTAGTCGCATCGGTTATTTCCGTCCAGGTGAGCATGGTCGAATCCGGCGTGGTGGCCTCGGCGATCCGGTGCCCGAAGAACGAGAACATTCGCCGCCCGGCGGTCACGCTCGCTGCGGCCATCGCTACCGTACCGGTGGTCCCTGTGCCGCTGTTGCTGTTGCTGTAGCCGGCCGGGTTCGCACTCATGTCCTGGGCTGTCTGCTGCACGACCGCATAGCGTCCGCCGACCGCCGTTGCGCTGAGCGTGATAGTCAGCGCCCCTAGCGCTGGCGTGCCGCCGTAGCCGACGAACAGCGTGAGTATTTCGAGTCCCGCCGCACCGGTGACGGTTTTGACCTTTGTCCAGGTGAGCCCGGCGCCTGAAACCGTGGTGGTGTCAGCGAACACCCCCAGTTGATAGGCATACACGATCAGCAGCAGCGCACCATCGGCCGCTGGGGTCACGCTCCCGGTGGTGGTGACCGCGCTCCCGGTGTTGACAGTG